ACTTCTTTCAGGTGATACAGAAAAAATTGATACAGTTGAAGTCCCGTTTGGTGATGAAGAAAAGATGAAAGTTGTAAATGCTTTTGTTGATGATTACAAAGTATCAAACATACCGGGTAAAACAAATACACAAGTATATGATGAGTATGTGACCTTTTGTAATGATATAAAGAGTGAACCACTTCCTAAGATATTGTTCAGTAAATACTTACGAAAAAGTACGGGTATTTACACCATACAGAAAAAAATCAATGGGAAAAATTCAATAGTTTATAGGACAAATTAAGAGGTGGTTGTAATGGCAGCAGAAAAGAATTTTGAAAATAAGGTCAAAGCGTTCCTGAAGGACACCGGGGCGTGGCTACTCAAATACTGGGGCGGTGCATCCTACACAAAAAGCGGTATACCTGATTTATTGGTAAGTTCTGACGGTTTCTTCTTAGGTATTGAGGTCAAAGCAGACAAAGGTGAACCTTCTTTATTGCAGCTTTACAATCTAAGGAAAATCAGGGAATCAGGCGGGTATGGCATCTTGCTTTATCCAAAGGACTTTGAACAGTTCAAAAAGTTCAATGAAAACAAATCGAAACTTAACGCTTGGTATCTTGGGAATATCGAAGAACAAAAGCGTTGGGAAATAAAATTAAAAGGAGAATAAGAACATGGCAAAAAAGAAAGAAGAAATTCAGGAAGATGTAACACAGGTTGCAGAAGAAAATGCAAAGGAACTTGACAACAAGAAGTTTGTGGTTGACCGCTTACTTGCAACCAAGCGTGAAGGTATGGAAGGACTGGTTGAGTACATGGAAGAAATTGGTTTCTTTTCCGCACCTTGCAGTGGTGGCAATCACTTATGTTGTGAGTTCGGTCTTGTGCATCACACCCGTAACGTGATGATGGCAGCAGAAAACATTGGTTATGCACTTCTTGGAAAAAACAAGTATGCAGAAATCAGGGATTCAGTAATCATTGCAGCAGCATTACATGACCTTGGAAAGTGCGGTGATTATGGAAAGCAGATGTATGTACCTAACATTTTGAAGTCAGGAAAAGCATCTGAAGCTAAACCGTTCAAGCGTAACCCGGCATTATTACCGATTGACCACGCAACCCGCAGTATTAAGTTAGCAACCCTTTTCATTGACCTGACAGAAGATGAAGAATTTGCTATCAGATACCATGATGGTCTTTACGAAACAGCTAACTATGGGATAAAAGGCAACGAAACACCGTTGTACCTGATACTGCATTATGCTGATTTATGGTCAAGCAGAGTAACAGAAGGATGCACAGAAGAAGGTGGTGAAGAATAATGTCAAGAAAAAATTGTGACAAGGATGCAGTGATTTCCCGTCTGAAAAAAGAAAAGGCAGATTTAGAATCACAGGTGAATGAACTGAAATATATTGTTCACGATGCACAGGCAACTAATCACCTGATGAATGAACAGATTTCAGATATGCGTGAACTGATTGAACAGGATGCTGCAAGGGAATGTGGTTGTGTAACAATCGCAAATTCAACCTGTTATCAGGATTTTGTTGGAATCCTTATCAACAATGGTTATGCAGTGGAAGTTGAACAGATTGCAAAAGGTCAGTTATTAAAAATTACAATCAAGGAAGGTGAAGAATAATGGTAAATGAAAATCAGGGTAAAAAGTACAATCCCCGCCCGGTGTATAACCGTAAGCTGTTGCGTTCAGTGATTCGTGCGGGTGTTCAGAAGCAGTTTGGTCAGCACCATGTAAGTCATAACATGGCAGCCAATTTTGAAAGAATCAGGAAAGGACAGGTGAACTAATATGGCACAGATGCTTTTGATTATGGGTGAATCCGGCACTGGTAAAAGTACCAGTATGAGAAATTGCGATCCGGCAACAACTGCCGTTGTGAACCCGGTTGGTAAGCCGTTACCGTTCAAGGGTAAGTTCACAATGCTGAACAGTGAGGTTGAATCACGCAAAATCTGCAAGTTTATGAAGGAACAGGCAGCAGCCGGGAAGAAGTTACTGGTGGTTGATGACTTCCAGTATATCCTTTCTGTTCCATACATGAACCGTATCAAGGAAAACGGTTGGGACAAATGGAATGACTTCGGTGCGAACTACTTTGAAATCATTGAGGTGTGCAAGGAACTTCCTGATGATGTGGTGGTTGCTTATATGACCCACACAGAAACCCTTGAAAATGGCGTTACTACTATTAAGCTGATCGGAAAATTACTTCGTGAGAAGATCACCATTGAAGGACTTTTCACCATTGTACTTAGAACAGGCGTGAATGAAGGAAAATATTACTTCTACACACAGAACAGTGGCAAGGACACGGTGAAGTCACCTATGGGAATGTTCCCGGCATACGCCATTGACAATGACCTGAATTATGTAGCCGATAAAATCCGCAACTTCTATGAAGTCGGTGAGTATAAGACAGATGCAGAAATGGGTCAGGCTGATGTACAGGCTGCATCCGATCTTGAAAAGCCGGATGCAAACGGTAGACGGGCAAGGGGTGGAAAAAAGACCACATCCACAGCAACACCACCTACCACAACAGAGGATGCAGCACCAAAGACGGGCAGAACCGCCCGCAAGACACATGATGAAGTGGTGGCTGAAAATAATCAGAAAATGGCTGATTATATGGCAGAGCGTGACAAGGCTATTGATGCGGTTGCTGATGGGCGTGAAGAAATCCCGTTTGATGAAGCGTGTGCAGCAGCGGATTCTGTACCGCAGCCGGAACTTGAAACACCGCCAAGAAGAACCCGCAAGGAAAGAAAGTCTGCTGAACAGTCTGAACCTGTTCAGGACGGTACAACAAACACTGATTCTGAATCTGTCACACTGGATGCAGACACATACTTCTATATTCCGGCTGATGATAACTATGTGATGAAGCACAAGGGTGACACGGTTGACCTGATTGTTGACGGTGTTGAGGTTATGAAGGTCATCAGCAAGGAAGAATTTGGTGAAGGTGTGAAGCGTTTAGCACAGGCAGACAACCCTAAGCCGGAAAACCCTATTGACGGGGCAATGAACCCGCCGGAGAAGGGCAGACGAACAAGAAGAAGTGCAGCACAGGCACAGCCTGATAATGCAGATACAACAGCGGATGAAACCCCGGCAGTAGATGAACAGCCGACTGGCAGAACCCGCAGAGTAAGAAAAACACGCTAAGAAAGTGAGGTAAAAGAACATGAACAATCCTTTTGGTTTACCTGATGAACTGTTTGGTGCAATCCTTGCATCAGCAATCACAGAAGGAATGAACACGGCAAGCAGCCGTTCAATGAAAAAGCCGAACCCGGCAGCACCTAAACAGGATGTACCGCCGGAAGATGGTGCAACTGCTGCAAAGAAAATCTATGATTCCTATGTAAAAGCTGGGTTCAATGAGGTTCAGGCGTTTGAGTTGTTAAAGTTAGTATTAAGCAAATAAGAAAGGTTAAAAGGTGAAAAATTATGGCTATTGATTTCAGTGCATTTGATGAAAAGGTTGATTTACAGGAATTACAGAATGAGGTGCAGAACGCACCTGATAATGATTTTGCTGATGTGCCGGATGGTACATATATCATTGGTATTGAGAAGATGGAAATTAAGTTGACCAAGGCACAGGATAAGTTGATGTTTGCGGTTCAGTGCAAAATCAAGGAAGGTGAACAGGCAAACCGCATGATCTTCTTCAACCGTGTTATTTCCGGCAACAGTTCCGCAAAGTGGACGGACGGACAGGCAATCAAGTCTGTATGCACTTGGGTGAACAAGCTGATTGCAGAAGATGACACACCTGTTGAATTTGTGAACTATGCAGATTTTGCAGATCAGATTCTTGATGTGTTCCAGTCCATTCAGGGTGCGATTGAAGTTGAGGTTGATTATAAGGCAGATGCTTTCAACCCTATCACAATCAAGGAAGTTTTTGACTGTTAAAAAATTTTGCTTGCGTGTGGACTGACAATCCACAATAATGTTATCAGGCGGTGGCGGGGTCACACCTTCCACCGCTATTTTCAGAAAGGGTGAATGTAGTGATTTTTTATGACTTTGAGGTTTTCAAGGAAGATTGGCTTGCCGTTTTCATTGATGTGACCAAGAAAAAAGAATATGTGATAATCAATAACCCTGATGAATTAAAAGCCTTATATGAAGCTAATAGCAAGGATATATGGGTGGGTTATAACAACCGCCACTATGACCAGTACATTATGAAAGGTATTCTGTTGGGAATGAATCCCAAAAGAATCAATGACTGGATAATTGTTGAAAAAAAGGAAGGGTGGCAATTTTCATCAGCGTTCAACAAAGTTCCAATGATTAACTATGATGTTATGCCGAACCCCCCGGTTGGTTTGAAAACACTGGAAGGTTTTCTTGGCAGCAATATCAAGGAAACTGATGTTGATTTTAGAATAAACAGGAAATTGACCAAGGAAGAAATTGAAATGACGGTTTTCTACTGTCGGCATGATGTGGAAGAAACCATCAAAGTATTCCTTGAAAAAATAGATGAATTTAATGCAATGCACGGTATCATTCAGGCTTTCCCGGACATTGTGAACCTGTCTGATATAGGGGACAGTGAAGCAAGAATCACCGCAAAGGTGCTTGGGTGTTCCCGCAGATCATTTGAAGATGAATTTGATTTTTACTTCTTGCCGTGCTTGCAACTGAAAAAATATAAATATGTTCAGGACTGGTTTGAACAGAAAAGACAAGAAGCCTTGTCAATGGACTTGGCACACATGGATAAATACTCAAAACGCACATGGTACAAGGAACAGGGACTTGAAACCGTGGTTGCGGGTATTCCTCATTCATTCGGTTTTGGCGGTGTTCATGGGGCAACAGCCACACCAATTCACAAGACCGGGCAACTGCTGCACGTTGATGTAAACAATTACTATCCTTCAATGCTGATTGCTTGGGGACTGGTTACAAGGGCAGCAACTAATGACAATTACCCGTTGGTGTATAACACACGAAAAGCCATGAAGGAAAAACAGATTGCTGCAAAAAACGCCGGAAACAAGAAAGAAGTCAAGCGGTGGAAGAAAGCACAGTTGCCATATAAGAAGATGCTGAACGCCTTGTCAGGTGCAATGAAGGATGAAACCAATGCAGCGTATGACCCAAGAAACAATAACTGTATGTGCATCAACGGTCAGTTGATGTTGCTTGACCTGATTGAACACCTTGAAGTTGTACCGGGATTTGAACTGATTCAGTCCAACACGGACGGTCTTATTATTTGGATTCCTGACACAGATGAAGCCTTTGAAATGGTTGATGATATTTGTTGGGAGTGGGAACAGCGTTGTTCAACAGATCAGTGTTCAATTCTTCTTGAACTGGATAACATCAGTGAAATCTATCAGAAGGATGTGAACAATTACCTTTGGGTTGGTATTGACGGCGGTGTTGAAAGAATCGGTGCTTATGTGAAGGAACTTTCAGCGGTTGACAATGATCTGCCAATCCTGAATAAAGCACTGGTTGACTACATGGTTAAGAAAACCCCGGTTGAACAGACCATCAATCAGTGTGATGACCTGATTATGTTTCAGAAGATCGTCAAGTTATCAGACAAGTATGATTGGGTGGAACATGAGCATTGCACCCCGCTTGTCAGTCATATAGGCAAAAGAACAATCAAGACGGTGTATGAATACCCTGACAAGGACAAATACACATATAAGTCATACAGGGTGTTTGCATCTAACGATCAGAAGGACGGCAGATTGCTGAAACGTAAACAGGTGAAAACCAAAGGTGAAAAATTCGGTAATACACCTGACCACTGTTTCATTTTCAATGATTCAGTTGTTGGGGTAAAAACACCGCCTGAACTTGATAGGCAGTGGTACATAGATTTAGCAAAGAAACGCTTGAAACAATTTGGTGTTGTAGCGTAACACCGGGAAGGAAGGTTTTTCATGGATTTAGAAATCAGATATGAAAATGGTTCAATGACTGTTCATCTTGAAGAATTTCTGAATATCCGTAGCATTGCCAAGGTCAGGAAACTGCTGAAAGTTATCAGAAGCAGTTTCACACCTGAATGTGAACAGCAGATTAAAGAATTTGTTCAGGACTGGATTGAACAGTTTGAACAGAAACAGTTGGAAACTGAACGGTATATCACAGGGTATGAACAGAAAGTCAGTTATTGTCAGAAGCAGTTGCGGGATGCTTTATATACCCGTGACAGTTACAAGAAGTCAACACCGCTGCATAAGTCGGAAGGGTGGGACAGATGGAATGAAGAAGTGAAAGGGTGCAGAAAAGAACTTGCAGAAGTGAAAACACTGCTTCGTTCCTATCAGTCCCGGTACAACAGCAACATCAGGAATAAGGATTTTTATAAAAAGGTGTTAGAAAACATCACTTAAAGGATGGTGATAAAAAATGCCACTATACAAAGGTTATGTTGAAACCAAAGGCAAGGCAAGCATTGAAAAATTGAAAAACAGAACCACATGGAAAACCTATGATGAAGTGAAGAACCTGAACGGGTTCGGCGGGGTTTTGGCTGATGACACTATCCTTATCGACATTGATGATTCTGACCAATCTGAAATTCTGATGAACATTGTGGAAGAACTGCAACTTGACTGTAAAGTCCTTTGTACCAGTAGGGGAAAACACTTTCTTTTCAAGAATCATACTATTGCAAGGAACAGGACACACGTTCAGTTGGCGGTTGGTCTTACTGCTGATATAAAAGTCGGCAGTAAGTTATCCTATGAGGTTATCAAGATTGACGGTGAAGAAAGGTTTTGTGAATGGGACATTGAAGAAGGTGGAAAGTATCAGGAAGTTCCCAAGTGGTTGTTCCCGGTCAAGGCAACCGCAGACTTTGTTGATATGGATGCCGGGGACGGAAGGAATCAGGCACTTTTCAATTACATCCTGACCCTGACTGCAAATGATTTCACGGTTGAAGAAACCCGTGAGTGCATCCGCATCCTGAACAAGTTTGTTCTGAAACAACCGCTGTCAGATGATGAACTGGAAGTGATCTTGCGTGATGATGCTTTTCAGAAACCCGTTTTTTTCCTTGGCAGTACATTCCTGTTTGACAAGTTTGCAGTGTTTATGAAGAACACGGCACACGTTATCAAAATCAACGGGCAGTTGCATATATACAAAGATGGTGTGTATTTCAATGGGTATAAAGAAATTGAATCAAACATGATTCAGCACATTCCCAACCTGAAAAAGATGCAACGGCGGGAAGTCCTTGATTACATGGAATTGATTGTTGATGAAAAAGAACAGTCAGATGCAAACCTGATTGCTTTCAACAACGGTGTATATGACCTTGTGACCGGGGAACTGAAACCATTCAGCACGGACATTGTTATTACCAACAAGATTCCTTGGGACTACAAGCCGGATGCCTATTCTGAACTGGCAGACAGTACATTGAACAAGTTAGCGTGTGGTGATGCAGCAATCAGGGCGTTGTTGGAAGAATGTATTGGTTACTGCTTTTACAGAAGAAATGAGTTAGGCAAGGCGTTCATCCTGACAGGTGACAAGTCCAACGGTAAAAGTACATTTTTGGATTGTGTCAAAGCAATCCTTGGTGATCGGAATATTTCAGCACTTGACCTGAAAGAACTGGGGGACAGGTTCAATACTTCAATGATGTTCGGCAAACTGGCAAACATTGGTGATGATATTGGTGATGATTTCCTTCAAGGTTCACAGGTCAGCGTGTTCAAAAAAATAGTAACAGGTAACCGCATCAAGGCAGAACGCAAAGGACAAGACCCGTTTGAGTTCAACCCGTTCATCAAACTGTTATTCAGTGCCAATGATATTCCCCGTATGAAGGACAAGACTGGGGCGGTACTTAGGCGTTTGGTCATTATCCCGTTCAATGCCACATTCAGCAAGGATGCACCTGATTATGACCCATTCATCAAGTACAAACTGATTCAACAGGAAAGCGTTGAATATTTCATCAGGCTTGGTGTGGAAGGTCTGAAAAGAATTATCATCAATGACGGATTCACCAAGTCAGACAAGGTTCAGAACCAGTTGACAGAGTATGAAGAAGAAAACAACCCTATCCTTGCATTTATCAATGACACCGGGGTTGACATGATAGAAAATGAACCAACCGCTGATGTATATAAACGGTATCAGGTTTTTTGTGCAGACAATGCAATGCAGCCAATGTCAAATATTGTATTCAGTAAGCAGATCAATAAAAGGCTTGGGTTCAGAGTAATTCAGAAAAAAGTGAACAATAAAAATTGTAAGATATTTGTTTCATAGCAGAAAGAAAGGTGATTGAATGTGTCAGAAAAACTGCAAATATTGGAACTTTTTGGTGGCATAGGGTCACCAAGGGTTGCCCTTAGAAACATAGGTGTTTCAGTAAAATCTATTGATTATGTGGAAATTGATGAAAAGGCTGTCAGGTCATACAATGCAATGTTTGAACAGGAATCAGCATATTCACCGCAGACAGTAGTGGGGTGGAATCTTCAACCTGATATTCTGATTCACGGGTCACCGTGTCAGGATTTCAGCATTGCGGGGCATCAGGGAAAAGCAACGGCAGCAGACGGAAGAATAAACAAAGGAAAAGGTGCTGATGAAGGTTCAGGGACAAGATCATCCCTGATGTGGGAAACGGTACATATTATTGAACAGATGGGTGAGTGGAAACCAACTGTTGTGATATGGGAAAACGTAAAGAATGTTTTATCAAAGCACATGGTTCACAACTTCAACCGTTACCTGTCATATATGGAAAAGTTGGGTTATTCCAATAATTACAAAGTGTTAGACTGCCGTGATTATGGAATACCACAGGCACGGGAACGGTGTTTCACAGTATCAATTCTTGGTGACAATGCTTTTGATTTTGAACTGATGGAAAAAAGACCCATGAAAAACATTTCAAATTTTCTTGAATACGGTGATGTTCCTGATTGCTACTTGGTGACACAGCCAAGTGTTTATTCAGTAATTGGTAAGAAAGGAATTAGAAGGGCAACCATAATCAAAGATTATGTAAATACTATAACAACAAGACAGGATAGGACACCCGCACAGGTCATTGATCTTGGTGGTGGAAAATACAGATATTTGACAGAACTGGAATGTTGGCGGTTGATGGGGTATTCGGATGATGATTTTTATGCAGCAGAAGCAACTTGCAGAGTTGAACCGGGGAAAATGAACAGAACCTTATATCATCAGGCGGGTAATTCCATACCCGTACCGATATTTGAAAGTATGTTCAGTGCAATGCTGAACAGTGGGATTATAAGAAAGGAAGGTATCAATTAGTGAAAGGTGGAAGAAATACAGAAGGTTATGCAGACCCAACGGCAACTATTGCGGTCGGTAGAGTTGCAAAGGAAGAACGTGAACAGATTGAATGTGAAGCAGCAGACAAACGTGCCTATGATCTGATTAAGGTTTTGAAGTACATCATCAAAGGTGCGGGGTTTGAACTGACTGAACGTGTTCAGGTAAAAGATACCAAGACGGGAAGGGTTTACAGATGAATGAAATATTTACAGGTACATTTGATAGGTGGAAATGGTTTCCACAAATGAAACCTTGGGAACTGGAAGTAATGAGTTCCAACAAAAAAGTTCAGAGAATGAAAGACAGGCAAGATAGAAAGGTGAGGTTAAGAAATTATGGAGAATGAGATTTTGGAATTATTGGAACAAAAAGGCAGTGTATCAATGAATGATGATATTTTCCCATTGGTGGAAAAAGAATTTGAAGGTCAGGTGATTGGTACAGAACTTTATGAACTTGCACACCAATACATATCACAGTTGTTGTATGGGGTGCATACTGCCGGGGTTGCCGTGATTGCAGTTCCTAAGTTTGCAGCGGGTCAGCAGTTTGGTCAGATGGTTGTTGCTGATGTGATTTATACAAAGGTGAATGATACACCGTATGATTTTATGCAGTAGTTGCGGTTGGTAACTGTTGGTAACGGTTCACGGTAACGGTTGAAAGTCTTTATTTATGCGGTTTGTAACGGTAGTAACGGTTAAATGTAATTTTCTTATTATTTTTATATAAGTTTTTTTTATGTATTTATAAAAAGTAAAAATATAGAGTATAAGGGTTTAACCGTTACCGTTACCAACCGTTACCGTCAGTATTTACAAGGCTTTCAAGGTATTTTTTGCCAATTTTCAACCGTTACCCAACAGATACCAAGGAAAGGATAGGTGAAGGTGATGAATAATAAGAAATTGACTGCACGGCGGTACTTAGAGCAGATACAGGAATTTGATATTTATATCAATCAGGACTTAGAACGCCTTGAAGAAATGAAAATCAATGCTTGCAGTACCGGGGCAATAGATTATTCCAAGGATAGAGTGCAGACAAGTCCGTCAGGTGATACACTTTGCAAACAGGTAACAAATTATGTTGCTTTCAATGATAAAATCAATGCAGAAATTGACAGTTTTGCAGATGCTAAAGAACAGATCATCAAAGAAATCAGAGGTTTGCGTGATAAAAATTATGTTCAGGTGTTGTATAAAGTGTATGTTCAGTACAAGACAGTGAAACAGGCATCCAAGGAAATGAAAAAGTGCTATAATTACACGGTTGAACTGCATAACAAGGCACTTGCAGCGTTTGAAAAAACTTATCAAAACTTACATTATTTGATGTAATCGGTTATAATCTGACGATTGACAAACGGGTACAAGACAATTATGATAAACTTGCAAAAACTGGGTTGCAGATAATTCTTATGAATTATCTGCAATTTATTTTTTACTGCCGATATTTGCACCCTGAAATGTAATGTTTCAGGGATTTTTTATTGCAAAAATACATGAAAGGGGTGTTGTTTGATGGCAAAAACGGCAAAATTAACTGAAAAACAGCAGCGTTTTGTTGAAGAATACCTGATTGACCTGAACGCAACACAAGCAGCCATTCGTGCGGGTTATTCGGCAAAAACAGCAGATCAGCAAGGTTCAAGGATGTTGGCAAATGTCAAGGTTCAACAGGCAATTAGTGTTGCAATGGCAGAACGCAGCAAAAGAACAGGAATCAATCAGGACAGGGTTGTTTTAGAACTTGCCCGCATTGCTTTTGTGAAGATGACAGACCTTGTTGACAGTCACGGAAGAATAAAAGACGGTGCATCAGAAGATGACCTTGCTTGTATTGAATCGGTGAAATATAAACAGTCTGAATCAGAAACCGGGTCAAGTGTTGAAAGGGAAGTGAAGATTTCACCAAAGTTGAAAGCACTTGAATTACTTGGTAAACACTTGGGTATGTGGAATGACAAACTGGATGTGAACATCACGCAGCCTATTGTTATCACAGGTGAAGATGCCCTTGAAGATTAGGCGGTGATTGCCTATGGTAAAGAACCGCATTTCTTCACAGTATGTTTTTGGGTATCAGAAGTTTATCCTGTACCCGGAAGATTACAAGGTTACTAAGTCCG